CTTGAATCACATGAGGTTCTTAACTGTAACGCGACGGTAGTAGCGGTTCGAGTTAACTGTAAGAGCACCAGCTCCGACAGTTGTACCTTGAGCGAAGGGATTAGAGACCATGCCGTAGCGGGTCTTAAAGCCGATCTTGGGTTGGAAGGTGTTCTCTCCAACTGCACGAACCATCTGAAGAGGAACGTATGGGCAGTAGAATAGACCTGCGTCATAAGGTGAAGTACCCTTATAACCAACAACGTAATACTGGTTGCCGCCTGCTGCGTTAGCAGAGGTGAGGTTAGCAGAATAAGGATCGATGTATACACGATACTTACCTTGCAGAACACCAGCGAAGGTGTTACCAGTGTCGTCAACGTTCAGGTTAGCGTTGAGTGCGGGGGTGTAGTCAAGTACACCAGCCATGGTGAGTGCGGAAGCAACGTCTGCGGAACACAGAATCATGTTGCCCTTTCCTCTACGAGTTCTTTGTGCGATTGCGTTAGCATCGCGCTCGATTTGGAACAGAAGACCCTTGAACTTCTCAACACTCCAACGTCCGTTAGAGTCGATGTCGAGGTCGAATACACCAGCGGTAGCGGTGTTAGAAACGGCACCTTGCTCAGCAACCTTGTAGACGGTTCTGATGACTTCACGGTTGATCTCAGCCAGAATCTCAGAAGAGAGAATGTTGGCGAGTTCCGCTTCAGCGTTCAGACCATGGATTGCCTTGAGGTCTTGTGCCAGTTCCAGAGAGTATTCTGCTTTCAGTGCTCTGGACTTAGCGGTGACGGTAACCTTCTCAATCGAGAAAGCCATTTCGTTGAAGTTGTCACCAGAGGTGCCAAGATCTTCAGCGTCGTCAGTACGCATGCCCTGACCAACATCATAACCGGTCGAAGAGGCGGTTGCGACGGGGTTCAGTGCAGCAGGGTTGCTACCAGACTGCGAGGTAGTACCCAGACCAGCGGCAACATCGGTCATGCCGTTGGTGAGGTCGAATCCTTCGTTCTGACCTGCAAATGCGGTGTCTGCTTCGTTGAACAGTGCCTCTGTACCAGCTTGAGTGCTGTACTTGGAGCGCATTGCAAAGATCAGTCCGGTAGGACCAGACATGGGTTGTACGCCAGCGAGGTCATAAGCGACCAGGTTAGGCATGGAGCGTCTGATCAAGGAGATCAGAACAGGGTCAAAACCAGCGACGGTTTGACCACCACCGGATTGATATCCAGCAGAACCAACAGCGTTGGTAGGTTGCTCAGTAAGCATACCACCGTCGTTGAAGGCGGCTTGCTCTTGAGCGAATTTTTCTTGGTTTTCCAGCAGTACTGCGGTTACAGCTCTACGATGGGGATCTGAGATCTTATCGCATCCCTCATGATTGAGGAGAGGTGCCCACTTTTCCTGCAGATGCTCGGATTGGAACATTTGCTTTTCCTTTAAAGTTTAGGGGTTTGAGTTTAATATATTCAGTTTGCTAAGGTCGAACCCAGCATTTTCAGGTATGCAGCCATCTGACCTGAGTGTTGTTCACCAGGTGCTGCGTTGTCTACACCCTCAGAAAGGGTTTCGGTTTTAGCTGCTGCGCTCTCTTTCTTGGAGTTGAAATACGACTCCTTCAGAGTGTTCAGCTTCTCACGATATGCTTCTTCACTTTCAAACTCTACACTTTCTGCAAGTGAGGCGAGTTTCTCTTTTTGGGTCTGTGCAAGACCCTCAGATACTTCATCCAGAACGCCATCAGCAACCGACTCAGAAAGGCGGGAGTTGAGTGCGATATTTTTCTCGATTTGCTCGTTGAGTTTTGTCTCCATGTCATCAAGTTTGTCTACCATGCTCTCAAGAACATCATACTTTTCTTCAGGGATTTGTACATAATGCTCTTCAAACAGATTCTTCATGCCCGAGAGGAAACTCTCAGTCATTTCAGTCTTGAGTGCATGCTCAATAACAAGTGCGTTCTCAGTGAACCACTCGTCCGAAACATACTCCAGATAAGAGTCAACTCGCTCTGCGAGTTCGGCTCTTGCTTCGGCAACTCCTTCTTCCAGTCTCTCAGCGTACTGAGCTTCAAGAACTTCGGTTGCTTCAGCGATCTTGGACTTAAGTGCGGCCTCGAAAATTGTTCTAGCCTTCTCTTTGAATTCCTCAGAGAGATCTTCACCGCCAAGAAGTGCATTGACATCTTCTTCGATGTCAATTTCGGTCAGTTGAGGTGCCTCGGCATAAGTTGCCTCGTCCTCTTCTTCTACTACTTCTTCTTCAGAAACTTCTTCTTCAGATACTACTTCATCTACGATTTCTTCGCCTTCTTCAATAGTATCTTCATCATCCAGGTCCTCTTCCTCCTTCATACCCTTCATGGGTTCGGCAGGTTTTGCACCTTTGTTGACTACATCCTTAACACCCTTAAGGGTAGAACCAGGAGTTTTCAGCTTTGCTGAATCATCGTCTGGTTTGTAATTCTCAGGAGAAGGACCCCCGAGATCTTCGTAAGAACCGGCGATGGACGTATCCATCCCCTCTGCTGGTTTCGCTCCGGCATTGACAGCAGTCTTGGATTGCTTTGTGCCTACTTCCATTTCTTGTAAATCTCCACGAGACATGTGAACGCTCCGATTATCCTGGATAAAATCTATATTTATTTATAAATTATAATATTTAATGTATCAGATTAGATACTATTAAGGAAATCATTGAACAGATTTAATTTCTGCTCCTCTAATTTTCTTTCAACTGTGAGTTTATCAATGGAGTTTCTAATCTCCTCTGCCTTTCTCTCACGGAGAAGACTTCCTTCCCAAACCCACTCTTTACCTTCCATAATGCCCTCAACAAATGCATCGGGAGCAGAAGGATCGGCAACAATATCAGCAGCAGTTGCTAACATAAAATCATCACCAACAACATTAACACCCTCACGAGTAGCCTTTAATGAACCGATACCGCGAGAAGAAACGCCGAGTTTAACGCCCTCATCAATAAGAGAAGATGCAATATTACCCATAGGGGTATTGAGAATCTTTGCCTTACCAATAAAGTTAGAACCGTGCTCTCTTAAAGAGACGATTTTATGTGAAACTCTATCGAGATTAACGGTTGGACCATCGGGATGACCGAGTTCACCAAGTGCTCTACCGGATACAATGTTGCTTTCATTATAACGAGCAACTTCCTTACGAAGAGTCTCCATGGGATACATACGACCATTACGGTTTTTGATGTTGCCCTGAAGGAAAACTCCCTCAATGTACATAGATTTCTTGCCAGATTTTGTTTTCTCTACAAGAAACTTGACTGATTCAATTTCTTCTCTAATAAGCTTCATCAGGATGGTCCTCCAGCAGATTGAATTTGTTGATAATGAAGTGTTCCACTGCCATCACCATAAGCAGCAACCATAAATGATCCTCTCAATTCTGCTTGGCCAATTACATCTGTATGTGCATAAGCAACATTATAATCATGATCTACAATGATTCTTGTACCATGATATCCATCTCTACCTGCAGTATTGTTAACAGAAGAAACAATTTTATGAGTGAAATCAAGATAACTTTGCCCAGTTACTGTTAAACTTACAGCATCACCAACTCCAAATGGAGATCCAGTCCCCTCAGCAAAATCAATTACTACTGTGCTTCCTGTGGTAGAAACGCCAGTAACCCTATTTGATTGTGGTTTTCCAAGACTAATAATCTCCGATTCACCAGAGTGAACAAAATAATTAGTAACTGCAGCAGTTGGAAGAGTTCCAATAGCAACGTGTGCTCCAGCACCTTTTGCTACAACCCTCAAATACTCGGATTGATGTGCAGTTTTATCAACACCTCTCCTATTAGCTCCACTAGTAATAGGTAAAGCGGAATTTATTCCTACTGGGTTATGCGACATTATCCTTAACTAAAAAGTTCATTTAAAAGTTATTTATAATCACTCTTCGTCAGGAGTGATTTCTTCCTCTGCATCCTCTACAGATTCTTTATCGCCAAATAATGAATCTGCTACCGAAGGACGGTATGCATCAATTTTTTCCGCAGATTTTGCAAAGAGAAGTTCTTTGATCTTGTCACTAACTTGAGAGGGTGACTCATCAGTGGTGATCATATCTAAAAGGTCATCCATTTAAGTGTATTATATACGACTAATGAGTATTTATATCTCGCCGCCTTTGGGCATCTCTGGTGCCTCAGTTGGTGAACCATCAATCTCAGGTTCCATTTGAGGTTTTCCTAAATCATTACCTCCAGCAGATTCTGGTGCAAACGGTAAACCTGTTGCGGGATCAATGGTTGCAGGGTCGGGAATTGTGCCGTCTTTAATTTCTTTTTTGATTAATTTGTCCTGCTCAATAATCTCCATGTCTGTTTGACGGAGAATATTACGGCGGACATAATCTTGAGAGTAATACTTTCCAACATATGGTTCAGCAGTTTGAACAAGAGTCAGTCTCTCATTCATCAGTTCTGCTTCTTTTAGTTCAGAAAAATGATTATCATATAAGAAATCATACTGAATATGTTCACTCATCATCTCCCAATCTTCAGGAGTAATTACATTCTTCAGGAGTAATTGGGTCTTCAGCATGTCATTAAACATGTTGGAGAATCTCTTTCTCAAACGACCCACAAACTTAGTGAACTTGAGTTCGTCTCTCAGGATCTCAGAAGATCTCCCCAAGTTAAACCCACCTTCTCCATCCATTCTTGAGGGTGGAACATTAAGGGATCTGTATAGTTTCTTCTTAAAATACTCAATATCAGTGATTTCACCCAGATTTTGTCCTCCTGGGAGAGTGGAGATTTCTGTTCCTCTTCCACCTTCACGTCTTGGGAGCCAGAAGTCCTCAAGCATTGCCATGTACTTTTTGTCATCACGGATTTCTCCAGTGTCAGCATTGTATACGAGTTTGTTGCGATAACGCATCATCACATCACGAAGGTATTGCTCTGCCTTTACTTTTGGCAAATTACCAACGTCAATATAGAAAATTCTACGCTCAGGAGCACGGGATAATCTGTAGATGACAAGCGAATCTTCAATCATTCTAAGCTGATTGAGAGATTTAATGGCCTTATGAAGATACGAGAGGGTTGACCCTTTGTTACGGTCTACAAGGCCGGATGTACAATACGTGATCGCATCCTTTGCAATCTTAACTCCATTGTTCCCACCACTCGTTGTGGGATTACTCATTGGATATTGTGTCTTTGGATTATAGATAAAATACTCTTCAATTTCTGGGAAATTATAATCCATCGGATTATCACTTCTCAATCTAAAAGCAACGTTATTTTTATCGCCAGGTTTTTTCTTTTCTTGTCTGATATATCTCATCTTCATTGCGTCAATATAACGCAATTCTTGAATTCCTTCTTCGGGGTTCTTTAAATCAATAATTTTATGATAGTAAATACGACCATCGATATACCAATTACGATAGATTTCGTGTGCTTTTTTGTCGAAATCTAAAAGATCGAGAATATATTTAAACTCTTTACGTATCGTATTTTTGATACCATCACTAGCATTGAGATTTGACAACTCAATTTCTACAGGACTGTCATTACTGTCTGAGACAATTGCTTCATTTACAATATCTTCAATAGCACTGTCACATTCGGGATGAAGTGACATTTCACGATATCTTTTAATTAAATCAAATTCAGTTCTGAATACACCTTCAATGTCTACATAAGAACCAAAAAAACCACTACTCGCGTAGTGATCAACCCCGTCCTCATTGTTGGGAGGAACGGGGGAGACCGCTGACGGCGATAGTGGTTCTGTGTCCTCAATCGAGAACCCAAATAACTTGGACATGATTTATGTTCTAAATTTTCCTGTGACTATTTATTAGCCATCAACTGGAGGTGCTGAGGAAGCACTAACTCCAGGTGCCAGGATATTGATAGATTGTACTTGGAATTCTACGGTAAATTCCTCAAGAGTATCGGAACTATCGTAGGAAACATCAATCTGTGAAACGTTTGTTGGGAAAATATCAACAAACTCATACTGTGCTAGAACAGCATTTGCAGTACCATTATTGTTCCTACTTGATGCAGTAGCACCGCGACCCAGTTGATAAACAACTGCATTGGTCATGTAAGAACCAGGACTGGTAGCTCCAAGGTTGTTATCCAACTTAGCAATCTGTTCGGTCCACTCTTCCATCGCTCTTCTTAAGTTGAACGATTCGTCATTGATAATGGTAACTGTCCAGGTATCAATGGTTCTATCACCAGCAACTTTAAAGGTTCTACCTCTAAATGGAACATCGATTGCAGCGATATTCTGTGCAGGCAGTGCTGCTGCCTTACACATAAATTTGAAATCGTCTGCTGCCCATGTACCAGTAAATGCTTCTGGAAGTGTTGCCAACTCAACCTCAAATAGATTGGGGCGGGCACCGCCGCCAATCAATTTGGATTTAAAGGTAGAGATTGATGTATTGGGTCTAGTACCCGTTCTTTTGTTGTCCGCCATTAGTGTATCCTCCTATTGTTATTTAGATAATATTATCAAACTCTACCAGCTACTTCTTCAAAACTAATCCCGGTGCGGGTAGCAACGAAGGAGAGCGTGATGAAGTTGATGGACTTCGCAGGTTTCAGGAAGATATCTGCCCTGAATTCATTGTTATCAATAACATCAGGTGTGTTGTTTGAAGTATCACAAACAACCAGGAATCCAAAGAGACCTCTCTTTGCCTGAACATCGCGGAGGTAAGGTTCGACAATGTTTCTGAAGTTTGCTCTTGTTAACTCATCATTGAGTTCAAAGAGTTGTGCTTCTGCCGCTCTTTCAAGTGCTTGCTCAACTGTTAGGAACAGACGGCGAACATTGATTCTGTCGAATGCAGATGAGTAAGACAGTGCAGTCTTATCACCGAATAGCAGAGTTCCAACACCTGGTTTTGTAACCAGAGAGTTAATTCTCAGAGGATACAGTTTGTCTCTCTGTGCCTTGGTTGGATTGTATGCAAGTTTAATTGCATTGTTGATAACTCCACGCTGCTCACCTGCGGGCGAGAACCATGGATATGCCTCAAGTGCGGTTCTTGCCATCAGTCCAGCAACGTCAGCGTTGGTTGGAATGTAGCGGAACTTGTTATTGAAACGATCATAAGTGAACTTATAACCAGTATCAAATGTCGCGTAGGATGAAGAATTAAGAACCGAGTAATACTGAACCAGGTTATCAGTCTGGGTCGTAGTATTGGTTACATTAACCAAGTTTGCTCTGTGGGGTCCAATAACCGCCATACAATCCTTTCTTCCTTCTGCAAGAGAAATTAGATAGTTTGCTTTTGCTTGAGTTTCTTGCTCATTGGTCAAACCAGGACCCATGATCAGGTAGTCAACTTCAATCTCATCTTTGTTCTCAAAGAGTTGATAAGATGTTTGGAGGTTACCAAGCGAGGTGGACATTCCACCATTATCTCCTGTAGCAGGAATTCCACCGGAGTAATCTCTACCACCGCCAAGGGTGTAAGATACGTTACCGAGAGCACTGAAAGTTGTGTCTTGTGCAGATTGTCCCCAAAGACCACCACCTACGCTTACAGGGGTGAAGGACGATGCCTTAGTTCCAGAAACAGAGGTGAAACCAACTGCTCTAGGCACAGTGTTATGGAAAGTATCTGCTGCATTAGATGGATTACCAGCAGCGAACAGATTTGCTGAGAAATCTGCCAGATAGTCTTGATAGTATACCTTCTGTGGTGCATTGACATTGGAAATAGCATCAATTGCCTTGGAAAGACTGAGGTGTTTCTCAAGAATGTTGCCTTGAATTCCACTAATCGTTCCTTCATCGTCAACAACAACGATGTGAATTGCATCACCATAACCATTTCTAGAAGTAGAATAGTTGTTAGCGATTGGTTTTGGTGCTAAAGTCTTCCAGAAAACAGTGCTATTAGTCAAACTCAGTTGTTGCTGATCATACCAGTCAGCAACTGTGCTTGCTGTTACATTGTATCCAAGACCAGTACTGTTAATACCAGAAGAATTGACAAAGTGTAGTGCTTCTCCAGCAACAAATGCAGCTCCAGCGTTCGATTCTGCGTAAGTAATTCTGGTCTCTGTTGCTCCACCACCGACAGTTTCTACACGAGAAATCACCTTAACATCAAGTGTGCTTGCCCCACCGCTAGCATCAGTGTTGATACCGGTAATAATACCCTTCAGGTATCCCACAAAAGCAGTAGTGGTTCCAAGTCCAGCAATTGTAGTGCTAATTGGACTGGTAACACCAAAACCAATAGTAGCACCTGATTGGTCTGGCGCAGTGGTTGCAACACCAACTCTTTGGTCTGCAAGATCATCAATCGTGCAAACTTTTAAACCGTTTGCCCAAGAACCGGGATTCTTAGCAGCATAGTTATAGTTTGTTGCTTCGTCGTAATTATTAATATAATCGTCGTAGTTTTTGATGCACAAAGTGGTGGTACTTGCAATACCAACACCAGCGTTTGCGTTCTTAAGGTTAGCGCCGTTAGTTCTAACTACCTTCAGAACTCCACCATATGAGAGATAGGATGATGCGCTCATCCAATACTCATATTGCGAATCCGTTGAAAGTGGCTTACCGAAAACGCCGATAAGGTCCTGCTCAGTAGTTACATCAATAGGATCATCTACGGGTCCAAGCGGGAAGGGTCCTGCAATAGCACCAATGTTGTCCAGTACATTACTAGCTCTCCCTACTGTTAAGTCAACCTCCCTGACTAATACACCGGGAGATAATTGAGGAGTCGCCATGTTTTGTTTCTCCGTTAATCTCAGTTTGTCTAGGAATATTTATTAAAAGGAGGGTTTTCACAGGGGAATCATGACGTGAACTACCAATCTGGGTATTCCCATTTATCTAAAGATTTTTTTACCCTCTTTTTACAACACTCTTTACACTCATATGAATAAGAAGAAGCAACGGCACCTCTATCTTTTCTTGTTCTATAGAATCCATCAACTAAATTTTTAATCTCTCCACATACTCTACATTTTCTATCTTGAAGCAATAGATGACCTAGTTTAATCTGACCATCTAAATCCATTATCTATATTCCCACATGTAAGATCTATCTCCATACTCATCTATAGCAGCACTAAACCACCTATCACCATCATTATCAACAAAACTTGAATCATCTAAACCATCACTCATAAATCCAAATGGTGACATATCCTGTTCAATTTGATTTTTTTGTTCCTCATATAATCTTTTTCT